TTCTTGCTGAGGAAAGCCGGGAGGTTCGCCACCTCGCAGATCGGTGCGCCACCTTTCCAGCGTGCGGGAGCGAGGCTCATGGCTTTCGGATCCTGGCCGGGATCACATGATACCCGGGCGTGACGTAGGTTGCTTCCTCAGAAAAGGGGCTCTCAAACCCTTGCAGGTTGTAAGCCGTGACGGCAAAAAAATACGCTGTGTTGGTTCGGAGCCCGAGCAAGTCCCAAGTCAAGGCAGCGCTGCAGTCGACCGAATTGGTATAAGCGCGCTGGCCGCACCCCCAATAAAGCCGATACCCGTCCGTGCCTGGAGTTGGACTTGGATCCCATGCCAGCCTTACTCCTGGCTCCTCCCAAACGCGGTAAAACGCTGGCGGCGGTTCGCGCACGACGTAAACGCGCAGGTTGGTATTGGTCACCTCTGACCAGCTAAACAGGTTGGGCGAGTTGAAAACGTGCACGGGCCCTGCGTTTGTCCACTCGAGGAGCAGGGTCAAACTCTTTGCTGTCTCCGCCAGGGCGGCGCGAGGTTTGTATTTCACTTTTGGCGGGAGCGGCACAGCCGGCGTGCGAGTCGCCGGCCGTGCGCAACCGAAAAGCAAAATCAGGCTAATCAGAGCCAGGGTTCTCATTATTCTCTTCCCCGGGTTCAACTTTGATCGTCCGGACTTTGGCATGATTTTTACCTTTTTTGAGGAGCAACTCTTGATCCCCGAAACGGTAACGCTCGATCTCTTTTTCGGCCATGATATCGAGCATTTTCTTTTCAACCTCTCCGAGATCCTCAGCCAGTTTGGCTTTTTTGTCTCGGATATCGATGAACTTGTAACCCAAGGTTTCGAGCGATTTGATTTTAGGCAGGCTCACTCCCGGCGCATTTCCGAGATCGAGATCCTGACTCTGAGGGCGTGCCATTGTAACTGTCCTTTCTGTTTTGAGGTTTATTGGTTGAAGTGACTGCAGGGAAATTATCGGCGTCGATCCGGAGGCACAAAAGGCAATCCGGCGAATTTAAAAATGTCCTCTTCGCGTGCGACTGGCCAATACTTCTGTTCAGCGAGGTTCACAAAGCCGGAGCCATACGCCTCGAGCCGCCAGCCTTTCCTTTTGGCCAGGGTCGCTATTTTGATATTGAGCGCCTTTGGACCAGTCCTCACAAAGAGGGTCATGACCCAATTGGGCTCAGTGGTGAAAAAGAAATCGACCGGGATCCCGCTATTGGTGTGCACGGCCAGCTTGTTTTTCGCTCCCCACATTTCGCTTCCGGACGAATTACGCCGCTTTCCAAGAGTGCTCCAAGTAACCATCTCATCGATCTTATGCGCGGTGTGGTCTACGGCGGTTTTCTTGTCCCCAAATAGATCGTCATCGCGAAGCTCAATCTTTGGGATGATCACAAACTCGATATCTGAAACGAATCTCAATCCGCGGCGCAGTGAGCCAGCAACTTTGATCCTGGCGCAGTGAAGCTGCAGCGAGTTGTAGAGCTCACGCGCCACCTCGAGCGCTTTCTCGCGGGGAAACTTGCCCTTGCTCATAGCGGGAAATCCAGAGTTTTGCAGGTGAATCCGCACGCGCCTTTGTGCCCTCCGCCTCCGTAACTCAAGGCGATCTTCGAGAGATCGAGATCGGTTCTATGTTTGGCGTGATAAAGGCTCACGTTCCATTTCCGGCCGTCCCAACAAAAGCCCAAGAGCGCATCATGCCCTGTTGCCTCAATGTCTCGGCTCGCGAAAAACTGAGAGTTGAAGCGCGCAGAATTGATACAGAGAAAATTGAGCCCCTCCCATCGCATCAGAAAGCTCCTGGCCCTGCAGGTGTCAGCATCGGATTGCTGCGCATAGCGCTGCGCGATGCCTCCGCCAAAGAGCATCGATTTGAGCAGCTTCTCATCGTTGGCGAACAGCGCGTGATACGTGCTGAGCCCAATCTCCCCGCACTTGAGCGCATACTGGAAAGTTTCAGCCGCGGGATTGCGCTTATCCCAAATGTCATACTCGCCGGCCAGTTGCACAGCCAGGGGCTCTGTAACGGATCGAGCTATGAAATCTTCTTTCTTTGGGAACGGGTAAAACCGCTGAAACCATTTCCAATCTGGCTCTCCGCCTGATTGTGTTTGGAATCTGTTCGCTGCAGTAAACCATTGCCAAGCCAACCGGCACGCGGCAACTCCGTCGATCCGATAGCCGGGGATACCCGTTGGGTGTGAGGCGATCGAGGTGGCATGATGATCGATCCAAATAAATCTTTCCCAATTAAATCCCGGCAGATCTGAGGCATCGAAACCAAAAGTCTTATCCAATGGGAGATCCATCACGTAAACCCGATCTGAGTCAACGATCTGCGAAAGAGTTAGAAACTCATTGGGGAAGTCCCATCCGATAAACTCAACCTCAGGCGGAGGCGAGCCAGGGCTATAGCGATCGATGAGCAGGAAATGCCGTGCGATCTCGCGGCAGAAAATGCCGTCAGCGTCTGCGGAGTGGTGAATTACGGTGATCTTCATTGGGGTTTGAGTGATTGCTCGAGGCGCACAATGATTTCATTTGGGCGGCTTCGATAGTTTTTGGTTGCCTCTTTTTTAATCTTCTCCGAAAGGCTGCGAGGTATTCTCACCTGTTTCCAAGGTGGACATTTGAAAGGGTAGGTTCGCCTGCTCATTGCGAGTTTTTAGGCGCAGGAATTGATCGGCTTGGATTAAACTTTGGCCCATGCGTCCTGAGTATAAGATTGGTCAATGCGGCGAGACTGATCGGCCAAGGTGTCATTTTCTGTATAGCTTTGAGAATGATCACGGCATCCTTTTCGAGTCTCACTGTGGTTTTATTGGTTGCCATGCGGCACAGTGAAGCATGATGCTTACACCATGACAACAAAAATATGATTAAGTATCAGTTAGCTTGGCCGGAAAACTACACGGCTTTGAACGTCGAAATAGATATGATTCGCGCTGGCGGCCGAATTGAGCGCGGCGGCAAGAGCTACGGCGAGGGGCTTTTTCATCATTACCGATGCATGTTCAATCTGCTCTGGCCGGAGGATGATCATCACCGTTGGAGTGATCTCTGTCTCAAACGCAAGACTGAGCATGAGATCGTGATCATGATGGGCAGCGGCGACTCCAATAAAACTTACATCAGTTCCAAATACGTTCTCTGCAATTGGTGGGTTCTTCCGTTCAATACCCTCTGGATCATTTCGAGCACAGAGTTGCGCGGCGCAGAGCTCCGGAACTGGGGCGCAATCAAAGGGCTCTTTAATCGAGCTCGAGAGCGATTCCCCTGGCTGCCAGGAGTGGTCCTCGAGTCAAAGACGTGCATAACTCCAGACGTCATCTCAGAGGGCGGCGTGGCTGGCCGGCTCCTCACCAAAGGGATCATCTTTGTCCCCTGCAAAAAAGGCGGCCAATGGGTGGGCATGGGCGCGTACGCCGGCGTGAAACCTCCCAAGGGCGGCCGCCTGGGCCATTTCGGGGATGAGGTGAGTTTCATGCATCCCAATTTCCTCAATGCTTACGCGAATTGGTACGGGAAAAACTTTGAGGCGATTTTGGACGGCAACCCCACTGACCTTGACGATCCGTTGTGCACGGCCGCAAAACCGATCGGCGGCTGGGAGGCGTGGAAAGACAACGGCAAAACGCAGGAATGGCTGAGCACATTTTACAATGCCTGGGTGATCGCTTTGGACGGCCGCGACTCGCCCAACATGGATCAACCCAAGAACCTGCCGCCTCGTTACCCGTATTTGATTCACTGGAAAAAGCATGAGGCAGTGCTCCGGCTGCATGGTCCAGACCATCCCCTCTACTGGCAGCAATGCGTAGGCAAACCGCTCCCCGGCACGGAGAAATTCAGAATCATCCCGCACTCACTGCCAGAGACAAGCGGCGCGTACGATCAGGTTGTATGGGAGGGATCGGACATTACCGATATTGTCTCGCTGGATGCCGCTTACGGCGGCGAGGGCGGCGATCGCTGTATTCTCACGCACCTCCGTTTCGGCCGCGATATCGAGGGGCGCGACGTGATCGAGGTGAAAGCTCAAGTAACCGTGCCCGTCGCCGTTCAAACCGGAGGCGATCGAGTTGAAAAGCAGATTGCCAAATTCTGCAGATCTTATTGCGAGGGTTACAAGATCCCGCCCTCGAGCTTCTACTTTGACGGCCGATCAACCCTGGCAGTCACCTTTGCTCAGGTGTGGTCTGCGGAAGTCAATGTGGTGGACTTCGGAGGGCCAGCCACCAAGCGGCCGGTTTCTCAGGATGAATTTGTAATCGACAAGGAT